CCACGCTCACAAGGCCCCTGGTAAACCATTGACCGGTGCCGCGCGCCGCGAGCAAGAAGCCGCGGTCCGCGCGAAGGCCAACACTCGCGGGGGCGGTAAGCCCACGTACGTACCATGTAAGCACGGCGCGGAGTGTTTGTTCCTCGCTTGTCACGCCCACGCGGTCAACGCATCACCAAAAGCAGCGAGTAGAGGAGCAGCAAGGGAAGCTCTCCTCAATGAGGCGTTGCAGAATGACGAGGAATGGGCCGCGGGTGAGCAAGATGCTCACTCCGACATCGCCCGAGAGAGGGAGGCCGCGCTCAAGGAATCGAGCCCCACCTCCCGAGAGAATAAAGAGACGGAAGAAGAGAAGATTGTACCTTCAGCGACGAGAGTCGCTGTAGCGGCCGCGAGAGCGACATCCAGTGCACCACGTGCACGAACCTACAACAACGATCTTTTTGACAACCTTTTCAGCCCAACTCTCGAAGCCCAAATGGCCGCCCTTCCAGCGACCACACAATTCACCTTCGGCAACCTGACTGACGATCAGCCCACACCCGCTGCAACGATCTCGCCCGCAGACCGCATTCTCGACACCGTCACCGAGGAGGATGAGGCACCTGCCACGGAGGAGAAGCACAATGTTGGCCTCGACCCCGAGTGGAGAGCCATCAACGAGGCGCGTCTTCAGTCCGCTCGCGAGGCCATTACTTACCGTAAGCAGCAGCTCGACACCTGGGCTGTCGCGCGCGGAGAGGCACACGAACGCACCATGACTAAGATACGTGAATACGCCGAAAGGCGCGCTGAGCGTAAGAAGCAGGCCGTCCTCAATCGAGAGCACACTGAGAGAGGAATCGCGTACGCCAAGCAACTGCTAGCTGACGAGAAGCTCCTCGATCCCCTCGCCAAGAGTACCGTCATCGTCTACCGAACCGGAGACGCATTGACTAACTCACGCCTGTGGGATTCACTTTGTCGAGCGATCGTCGCCGTCGTCCCTTTCTTCAATCTGGCCGACGAGCACACGCTCAATCAGCCTGCCACGCACCGGGTCTCCGAGACTTGTAAAGTCACCAATTCAACTCGGAAAAGACTCCGAATCGGCAGGTGGAAGCTCGGTAAGAAGAGGAAACCCTTGGTCACCAGTGTCGCTACCCTACCACGGTTGTATAACTTGTGCAGTGAGGTAGAGATCTTCGACAAGTTGTACACTCTGCTTATGGCGAATCCGCAACTCAGCTCGCGGCGAGCCCTGGACGGTAACGGGACTTTGCTTCCCTCCCTCCAGGCCGCCGCCTGGCACGTCGTCACACACGCGGAAGGATTCACCGAATGGGTGAAAGAGCCACTCATCATGCAGTGGACAGTCATGCACTTCGTCAACCAGCGTCACCACCTGGGGATCGTAGGAGCATCGGGCATGACCGATGAAAGCTTCCCCCAGCTTTTTCGGAATCAGGGATTACTCAGCCGCTCGTAGGCGGCCGAGAGTCACTCTTCGGAGTGACTGAAGACAAACGCGCCCTGATCAAGGTTTTACCTACGAAATGCGTCGAACGCGAGGTTAAAGGCAAATTCCTCTCGAACGGTAAATTCAAAGTGAAACAAGGTGGAGAGTTTTGGACGGATGGGAAGCTGGACTTCCCGCCAGGCGAGGAATGGAGAGTTGACAGCGTTTACCGCACACTCTTCGGACCATGCGTGGCTCACACTGGGAGAGTGTATTGTGATTGTAATCATTGTGTCGGGTTGGCATTTCGAAGACTTACTTGCGCGCGCCTGCGAAAGGACGCCATGGGTAATGAAATCGAGGATTTATTTTACGAGAAGCTATTAACCAGTAACCAGAAAACTTTCTTCGCCGGGGAAAAAGACTTCTTTCTAGAGCTTGGGCAGACCTACTGCGACCAATTCGAGAGCTTCATCACTCTCGAGGAGGCCGCAGAAGAACACCACGACGACCCGCACATCAAGCGGGCCTTACGGGTGCAGAGCTGGGAGGAACTCAATGAGTCCGGAGAACGATTCCACCGGTTGTGGTTGAAGCGCGTAAAGTACAAACTTAAACGCGATGAGATCGCCAAGCCCGGTAAAGTTCCACGGATGATCGGTGACTTAGGAGTGGCGGCCTCTCTGCAGGGCTTCGTCATCACTAAGTTACTCAAGAAGGCACAAGAAGAGCACCCCATCCATATCAACGGTGGTACCATAGCGTTCTGCGCTACACCCGCGATCGATAAGCTCCAACAAGTATTCGACAATCTGCTCAATCCACCGGGCAGGTTCTACATGGCATATTTCTCCGATGATTCATGCTTCTCTATCAGACACCGACGTAAGATTTACTATTACAATCTTGATATATCGAAGTGCGACGCCTCCCATGGACCGGAGGTCTTCAACGCACTCCTCTTGATCACCCCACCACACCTGAGGGAGTACGTACAAGTACTCATTGATCAATGTCGCTTGGACATCGTCATCCACTCCAAGACTGATAGGAGGCACAAGGTCGTCGGGGGATTTGAGCACCCCACTCTCTACTCCGGGTCAACACTCACAACTCTGATTAACAACCTCGCTAACACCGTCATAGGCCTTTGCTTATCTCGTGTGCAGCTCGAGGATCGAGATTACGAGGACCAGGAGTTAGCGAACGTTTTCACACTCGCTATCGAGAAGAGTGGGTATATCGTCACGGGCTTTAGTGACGGTGAGAAGTGCCGCAAACCCGAGGATCTTCAATTTTTGAAGTACTCTCCGGCGCGCGACCTTCAGGGCAATTACCGCCCAGTGTTGAACCTCGGAGTCCTACTCCGAGCCTCAGGAACCTGCAAGGGTGACCTACCGGGCAGTAAGAAGCAATCCATCGAGTCACGCGCGCGCTACATGCAGAGCGCACTCCTGATGGGTATGTACCCCCGGACACACTTCCCGCTCTTAACAACCATGTACCATACAGCTGGTGCGAAGACTTCCGAGGCGTTCACCTCCATTGTAAGCAAGGCTATGCTTTACAAGGTGGACGACACCACGAACTCCGAGCACTACACCTTCTCAGACGAGGCCATTCTCACTAGATACGGCTTAACCGATTCAGACTACGCCGAACTACAACAGTTCGCCAAATCGGGTGTCTACACGCACACATGTGCTAACTTCGTCTCCTCCATCCTGACCGCCGATTATGGATTGGAGGCTCTACCCTGGTCGCACGCCTAGGTAGCAGTATCCCGAGTGCACGCAACCCCTTCCCCAGCCCGGG